CCGATGAACTGATTAAGCAGAATCTCTCGTCAAAATCTCAACCTGTTGAACAGGTAGAGCCTGAAGTAGACTTTTTTGAGAATCCCCAGAAGGCGATTCAAAAGACCGTTGAGACACATCCCGATGTTGTCGCGGCCCGTCAAGCGGGTATCGAGTTCAAACGGATGCAAACGCAGCAGCGCCTGGCGCAAGAGCACCCTGATTTCATGGAAATCAGTGCCGACAAGGACTTTGAGACATGGATTAAGTCGTCTCAGGTGCGACTCGAGCTCTATGCCCGAGCGGACGCGCAGTTTGATTTTGACGCGGCTAATGAGTTGTTATCAACCTATAAACAGTTGCGGGGCATCAAGCAAAAGCAAGCGGAGCAGTCCGGTAAGGAAGCCCGCCAGCAGACGCTTAAAGCCGCGCAAGTGGATACAGGGGGCACCGGGGAGAGTTCAAAACGTGTCTATCGCAGAGCTGACCTTATTCGGCTGAAAATGACCGACCCAGCTCGCTACGATGCGCTGTCAGATGAGATTATGGCGGCCTACGCAGAAGGACGGGTCAAGTAAATTTTACTTTTGACTTTAGGAGTTAAACATGGCAACCGCATTTAATCCAGCAAATAGTGTAACAACGACAACAGCAGCAACCTTTATTCCAGAGATTTGGAGTGATGAGATTGTTGCGGCCTACAAAAAGAACCTGGTTCTGGCCAACGTTGTTATGAAGATGAACTTCAAGGGCAAGAAAGGTGACACCGTTCACATTCCGGCCCCTACCCGTGGCGACGCTTCGGCCAAGGCTGCTAACTCTCAAGTGACCCTGATCGCTGCTACCGAGTCTGAGAAGACCGTGAGCATCAACCAGCACTGGGAATACTCGCGTCTGATCGAAGACATCGTTGAAGCTCAAGCTCTGGCTTCGCTGCGTCAGTTCTACACGGACGATGCTGGCTATGCTCTGGCTCGCCAAGTGGACACCAGCCTGGTTCGTCTTGGCCGTAAGGCTAACGGTGGTGACGGTACCGCTGCTTACACCGGCGCTTACTCTGGTGCTGATGGTACTACCGCTTATGTGGCTGGTACTAACACTGGCGCGGCTGCTCTGACTGATGCTGCTATCCGTCGTTCTATCCAGCGTCTGGATGACAACGACACCCCAATGGACGGTCGTTTCTTCATCATCCCACCATCCAGCCGCAACACGCTGATGGGCCTGGCTCGCTACACTGAGCAGGCATTCGTGGGTGATGGCAGCGCCATCCGTAACGGCGAAATCGGCAACCTGTACGGTATCCCTGTGTTCGTGACCTCCAACGCTGACTTCGGCGCTGGTAACTCGGGCGCTGACCGTATCTGCCTGATGGGCCACAAGGAGTCGATGGTTCTGGTTGAGCAGATGGGCGTTCGTTCGCAGACCCAGTACAAGCAGGAATACCTGGGCACGCTCTTCACATCCGACATGCTGTATGGCGTCAAAGCCATGCGTACTGCCGCGACTGTGGGTGCTGCAACTTCGTCGTCCGCATTCGCTCTGGCTGTTCCAGCCTAATTGAGCTCCCCGGCCTAGCGCCGGGGGTTAACTTTCATTAGGAGAACATCATGGCAAATGCAACTTCCGTCGTGGTCCGCGCTGGTAATGACCAGTTTCGCGGGCTGTATACCAACACTTGGCTGGTTCGTGCCACTCTGAACGCTGACAGCTTGTCTGACGGCGCAGGTGACACCGATACCGTGGCTGTCCCCGGCGTTGCGCTCGGCGACATGGTGCTGTCGGCCTCGCTGGCCGTTGATGTGGCTGGTCTGATCGTGACCGGGTATGTCAGCGCAGCCGATACCGTCAGTATCCGGTTCCAAAATGAAACCGGCGGCACGGTGGACTTGGCATCGTCCACATTGCGTCTGGTTGTAGCACGTTCACTGGCGTAAAAATTGGGGGCTTGCGCCCCCAATTTGCCGTTCGGAGGTTTTTGTGGCGACTTTCAAATGCTTGACCAGTGGCCAAACGGTCACGTTTACCCTTCAGCATGACATCGACAGCATGAAAGGCCATCAAGGCTACGTGCGGATCGATCTGCCAGAAGATCAGCAAGAGGAAGCGCCGGTGGCGATTAACATAGCACCCCCAGCCAAGCGTATGGGGCGTCCAAGGAAACCGGAAAATGTCAGAAATTGACCCTCGCGAGTTTGGAAAGCTCGAAGCACAAGTGGAAGCACTGAACGTGGAAGTCCACGCCTTGCGTAACGACGTCAAGACCTTGCTGGAGCTGGCTAACAAATCCAAAGGCGGCTTTTGGATGGGGATGACGATCGCCTCGGCGTTGGGCGGGGTACTGACTTTTGTGGCTGACAGGGTATTTTTTAAATGAAAAATGGGTTATTGACCGGCAAAAAATGTCCTCTAGCAACGCAGGACGTGCATGTCAATTTGAAAAACCGCAACCATGCGTTTAAAGAGTATGGTTATGGGCCACCCAACCCAGATGAAGCAAACACGGCTTTTTGGATGAAAAAAGCCACGATGTACAACGCCCCCACAGCCACAGTAAAAGGCATGCGGTGCGGTAATTGCGCGGCTTTTATTCAGACGCCCGCCATGATGCAGTGCATTATTGGCGGCTTGGAAAAAGACGAAGGCGAAGATGAATTGTCGTATGACGAGCAGTTTGTAGCCGCTGCCGACCTTGGCTACTGTGATCTGTTTCAGTTTACCTGCGCGGCAAATCGCACTTGCGATGCGTGGAAGTCCGGCGGTCCTATTACCAAGGAGTGACTATGAAGATGAGCAAAGGCCAAAAGAAAGTCGGTAAAGTCATGCATGAATACAAGGCAGGTTCCTTGCATTCTGGCAAAGGCGGCCCCGTCGTTACGTCTAAAAAGCAGGCGATTGCAATCGCGCTGTCCCAGGCTGGCATGGCCAAGAAAAAGGCCAAGAAATGAAGAAGCCAATCTGGGACCAGAAGCGGCCTGAAAAATTAGGCCCGTCCAAACCCTTGGCGCCGGCCAAAAAGGCCGCAGCAAAACGGATGGCAAAGGCCGCCGGGCGGCCCTACCCCAATATGGTCGATAACTTGAGGGCAGCGAGGAAGAAATGAAAACTCCAGCTTGGCAAAGAAAGGCCGGTCAAAATGCAAAGGGCGGCTTGAATGCCAAGGGCCGAGAGTCTTATAATGCAGCAACTGGGGGCAACCTCAAAGCGCCGGTAAAATCCGGCGACAACCCACGACGAGCTTCTTTTCTCGCCAGGATGGGCAATATGCCCGGTCCCGAGCGTAAAGACGGTCAGCCTACTCGGCTGCTTCTTTCGCTAAAAGCATGGGGTGCTAACTCCAAAGCTGATGCAAAGGCAAAAGCTAAAGCTATATCCGCAAGGAACAAAGCGAAAAGCAAATGACCTACTTAGAACTCGTCAACGATGTCTTGGCCCGCCTGCGAGAGCAGCAGGTGACGACCGTCGGCCTGACTACGTACTCTTCCTTGATCGGCAAGTTTGTCAACGACGCCAAGCGTCAGATTGAGGATGCCTACGACTGGAATGCGTTGGGGCAGGAGATTACTGTCACGACGGCTTCTGGCACGTATGAGTATTCCATGACCGGCGCCGGACAAAAATTTCGCGTCACCTGCGATCCTTTGAATACCACCAGCAACGTTGTCATGCAGGTCATTCCTGTGGGCGACATGCGCCGCAAGCAAAACCTGCAGCCAATCGTTACGGCAGTGCCTTCTGAGTATTGCTTTGAAGGTGTGGACGGCAACGGCGACGCTAAAGTGCAGCTGTGGGGCCGCCCTAATGGTATCTACACCATCAAGTTTTTCCTGTCTGTGCCACAAGCCGCGCTATCGTCGGACTCAACGTCGGTGCTGGTGCCGGATGTGTTGGTAACCCAAAATGCCTACGCCAGAGCGCTGGTTGAGCGCGGCGAAGACGGCGGTCTTAATTCGTCTGAAGCTTACGCGTTGTACAAGTCCATGCTGTCGGATTACATCGCGCTGGAAGCTACCCGTTTCCCTGAGATGCAGGAGTTTCTCGCCACATGAGCCAGCCGCTACGCATCGATACGATCTCGGCGCCAGGCTTTTACGGCCTGAATACCCAAGATTCGCCGCTTGATTTGAACGCCGGGTTTGCGCTGGTCGCAACCAACTGCGTTATCGATCAGTACGGTCGTGTCGGTGCCCGCGAAGGCTGGTCAAAAGTCAACAGCAGCTCGGGCAACTTGGGCGCTAATGATGTGGGCGTCATCCATGAGCTGGTCGTCGCGGACGGTACGTACACGATCCTGTTCGCCGGTAACAACAAGATATTCAAGCTCGATGGCAGCAATGCTGTTGTGGAATTGACCTATGGGGGGGGAGGGTCTTCGCCCACCATCTCTGCAAGCAATTGGTCTTGTGCATCTTTGAATGGAATTACTTATTTCTTCCAGTCTGGTCACGACCCATTGATCTACGACCCTGCGGTGAGCACAACCACCTATCGCCGTGTGTCTGAGAAAACAGGCTATACAGGCACTGTGCCAAGTGGCAACATTGTTATCTCTGCCTTTGGTCGCTTGTGGGCGGCAGATACGTCAACAAACAACGCTACTGTGTACTTCTCTGACTTGTTGGCAGGCCATGTATCGTCAACAGGTACGTCTGGTAGCTTGGATGTGTCTAGGGTTTGGGCTAATGGCGCAGATCAGATTATGGGCTTGGGTGCTCATAACGGCTTCTTGTTTATCTTTGGCAAGCGCCAGATTCTGATTTATCAAGGCGCTACTACACCTTCTACCATGTCATTGTCTGACACTATCGGTAGCATTGGCTGTATTGCTAGGGATTCGATTGTTTCGACTGGCACTGACATTGTTTTCTTGTCAAACAGTGGTGTGCGTAGCCTGATGCGTACTATCCAAGAGAAGTCTGCGCCTTTGCGTGACTTGTCTAAGA